CCAGCCAAGTTGGTTGCCTTTGTCGTCGCACAACGGCGCGCGGTCGCCGTTTGGCAGGTCAATCCATTGACGAGGAAAGTTTGACTGGAATCCGACCGGCTTGCTGAGGTCGAGCGCGGGGATGCACACGAACTCGTCCAAAAATCCGGGGATTTTTTCCATTTCTTCGTACACGTCGCCCTTGGCAACGCGGTTGCAAATGAAGATGATGCGTCCGTTTTTGCCCGGTCGAGTGATGACGTCGCCCTGGATGATTTCAAGGAAACGCTTGGTGTCGCCTTTGGTTTTGAGCGATTGAATGTCGTCGAGAACGATCCAGTCCCAGCGCGCACCACGAATCTGACCGGTAATGCCGACTGTGACGACCGAGGGGTCGGCCTCGTCGTGGGTGGATTTTGCCAACGTGATTTCGTCGGCGTTCCATTTTTTGCTTCTTTCACCGCTCGGTGGTTGGAACGGCCCAAAATGCGCGTACAAAGGGGGGATTTTTGAGGCGTTGTCCCATTCCAAGCGCCGTTGTAGGCGTCCCATCTGCTTTCGAGCGAAGTCTTGGTTTTCCCCGATGTACGCGAAACGCACGTCGGGGTTCGCGCAAAGTTCGGCCACCATAATGTCGTTCAGACTGGTGGACTTCATCCATTCGGGCGGTATCTGAATCATGGTGATGCCACCGAGAGGGGCGTTTTCGATGGCCTCAAACAGTTTCCAGATGTGGGGGAACGTGTCGAAATTGAAGTACGCCTTGCGGAAAGCGGCCCAATACGCCGCGCGAGTCTTGAATTGCTCGGGGCGAACCGGCTCGAAGTCGTCGTGGTTGGGCCGCGGAGTCTCGAGCTCGGCCATCATCCGGCGGCGTTCGGCTTCCGCCATCGCTTCGGCGGCTTGACGCTTGAATTTTGGCGAGTTGTATTGCCACGCATACCAGGTTTGGGTCGATCGTTTGACCTCGCGCATGGCGTCGGCGGGTGCCATGCCCGCGCTGACGAGTTTGAGAACCTTCATTTTTGCCATGTCCGCGGCGTCGGAGCGCTGTTTGCGCCCGAAGTTCAACCCTTCGACGTTGAAATTGCTGATTTCGGTGCGCTTGGTTTCGGGCAGTTTGTCCAGAACGTCCTGCAAATCGTTGGCGATTTTGGTTTCAGCCGGCGTGGGCGGCGTGTTCGCCGCGGCAGCTGCGCGCGCGGCACGGTTGGCGGCGGCGGCGGCACGGGCTTTTTTGAGAGATTCGAGTTGTTTCGCTCGAGCGGCAACGGGATCTTTGGGCGGCGTATAGCCGGGGTAGATCTTGCGTGGTTCCTCGTCGCTCACGACGCCAGCCTACGCCGAAGGGACCTCAATTTGCGGCGCTGGCGCGCGGACATGCCTCCCCACACGCCGAAATCCTCAAAGTTGACAAGGGCGCACTCAAGACATTCATCTCGAACTGAACACATTGCGCAGATCGAAAGGGCTTCGTCGAGCGGTTGTTGGCTTGTGGGGAAAAAGATGTTGGGATCGGCGTTTTTGCATTGCGCGTCGTCGCGCCAATCGTGGTCTGAGCCTTGCGTCCAGCGGTTGCCATCGCCCACGAGCGAACCTTACAGGTCAAATGCTTCCTGATCGGGGCTTACTTGAGTGGGTTCGTGGCGTTCGCAGTAATACATGTCGTCAATGCACGCGCTTGCGAAGGTGCCGCACCCCTCGACGTCGCATACCGGAATGTCAAAATCGGTCATCATTTTTTGGTCTTTCGGGTTGCCATGCGTTCGTAGGAACGGTTGATGGCGGTTTCGATGATGCTTGCGACGGCTTTGTTGGCGTCGCGGTGCAGTTTGTCGCTGCGTTTGGTGGCATCACGCATTATTTTGGCAATGTCACAGTCAACCGGCATGTTTTCTAAGCGTGCCGTAATCGCCAAATCGACGAATTCCCTGGGCACGAGATTGTCCATCGAATCGTTTTTGGTGAGAGATTTCAATGCCGGCATGATTCCGTCGAAATTCATGCGGTCAAAGTAGCGCGTGGGAACGTGTTTGTCAATGATATATTGACACTGATGACCCACGAAATGAAGATCCGGCGCGCAAACAGCCTTTTGGCAACACGACGTCGAGCTCTTTCAGCCGCGGTGCAGGTTGCTCGAGCCGAGGGTGTGCCCTGGCGCACGATTGGTAAGTGGCTTGGGGTCAGCGGACAGGCCGCGCAGCAGCGTTTTGGGCGTGACAGTGAGAATGAGTCTCAATATTGTCAACCATCCATTGACGTGAACGACGCGCAAAGGTAGATTGAGCTCATGGCAAAGGCTCCCAAGACCTACAAGAAGCGCAAGCCCCCGCGTAAGAGCGCGAAGCAGGTGCGCCAGGAGTTGCGCGCCGAGGAAAAGGCGTGGGTCGCACAGTCGAGCGCCGTCACCGTTCGTAAGGCCACTATCAAGCGCGAGTGGGATCCGATCAAGCGCCGGTATGTGTTGCGCGAGTTGGTGAGCGCGTGACAAACGAATTGGCACGTTTGATGGACCAACGGGCGCAGACGATTTTGGATGACCCTAAGTATCAGAAAAGGCTGTCCTACGTTTTGGACAATCACGGCAACGACGACTTTTTTGAGGTTGTCCAACTTCCGCTTTGATCTAGACTGAACAGCGTTTACGAAGCGCACGTCACTTTCGAGACAGGAGCCCACCCTTCGGGGTGGGTTTTCTGTTTGTGCGTTGGCGTTGTCGAGGGTGTCTTGACACGCATGTTGCGTCGACATATTCTGATGCCCTCAGCCGGTGCAGCTGATGTGGGTGCGAATCCCCTCCGGGTACGAGCGAGTGACGCGTAGCGCCTCCTAGACCGGAAGTGTCCCCGGTTAGAGCGGGATCAAGTACCCCGCGCCTCGAGTTGAACGACAGTCCTCGTGGTGATGTGTTGGAATCCCATCGTGAGAAACTGACCGGCTTCGGGGATGCGGTGGATTGCAAACGTCAAAAGCGTTGAGGACACTCAGGTGAACTAGATCTTCGGTGCTCGAGAACTACCTGACGCCTCGCTTCGCTCGTTGTCCTAGCGCGCCTAACGGCTTGCTCCCATGTGAAGCCAAATGAGAATGAGTCTCAAAGCCGTGGATCTTGTCGACGTCAAAGGTCGTCACTGGGGCTTGAGAAGGCGTGTGAATGTGCCCGAATGGTGCGATCGAAACGCTCAGGATGCGAAAAATACCGAGAATTTTCGGAGGGGGACAGAACGAACAAAGCCCTGAGCGGTGAGACACATGCCGGGTTACAACACCAGACACTCAAGCAGGCGGCTCAACCTCGTGTCCGCTCAGGGCTCGGGGTCAGATGCGACTGCCACCCTCAGACACTCTCGAAACTGCAAGTCACAGCAAACTCGCAGAGTCATGTTTCACGTGGAACACCAACTGGTCACGCCACCGGTCAACACCATCGACTCACACTCGCCTCACTCACATTCTGCTGATGAATGAGGTATGTGGGGCGCAGCCGAAATGAAGGGTCGCGGCACGCGCCGCTCCCGTCGAACACGTTGACAGCACGCGAGCGTCGCAGACAGCAACACGCCGAGACGGTCGCCGTTGCACCCACGAACAGCACGACCGCAAACCAACCAACGCGCCCAACCCTCAGCTAGTCCAACTCGGGACAAAACCACCAGGGACTACCGAAAACACTTGACAGCGCGCCAACACTATGCCAGAATATACGCATGACAACACACGGAGCCACCACCACACCAACAACGCGCGCATGGAAAACAGCGCTAACCGCAAACGGATTTTACAACGTGTTCGAGGAAGACCTCGCAGGTGGGATCTGGTGCCTCCACGCCGAATTTGGCGAAGGTGGCGACAGACTCGCAGAAATACGCATCATGGGAGCGACACCCGAAACAGAACGCAGCAACTCAGAACTATGGACATACCACTACCCCACACCCCACGACACCCACACGTGTCACGCGCTCTACATCAGCAAGCCACGCGCGCAATGGACACCAGAGGAACACCAACACGGACCGGAAACGTACGAAGTACAAGACGACCCAAACGACAGCATCACACCAAACACGCCAGACGCAACCACAGCGCGCGCGATCCTACACCACGCCATACGAACCTACCAGCGCGCAACAAAAGGAGAACTCGCCTACTAACAACACGTCGCGCAGTGTGCAGACACCACCGACCCACGACCGGAGCGCGACACTCTGACAACACCGTCAGAACAACAGAACAGGAAACCACAATGAGCATCGACACCCAAACCACAACGACAACGCTCAGCATGAGCGCGACCGAACTACGACACCTCGCGACGATCGCGAACTACGCAAGCAAAGACGAAGCACGCCCATTACTCACCTACGTGAGACTGACGCCCAACGGAGACACGTGCGAAGCCATCACGACGGACAGTTACGTACTGGCGCGAATAATCGTCGACGTTAAAACCAGCGACCACACCAACACGACGCCTATCTACGTGCGCGCCGAACTACTAGAGCGCGCTGTAAAAACCTTCGCAAACAGTCGCACGCGCGCCACCGGAACAATCACCATCACAGACGACGGGCACAACACGACCGTTACCAGCAACAACTACCCCGACACAATCGGCGCGCCCAGCATGACAGACACATACCCCGACGTAGATAGGTTGATCCCAAGCGCCCGAGGAATCAGCGAAGTCACCACGGGAGTAGCCCTAAACCCCCACTTTCTCGCCAAACTCGCGAAATTGTACCCGTGGAACGAAGACAAGACGAGCGGCGCCATCATCCGAACCATCACCGACGCAACACGCCCAATCGTCATCGAATCGCGCGACGGACGGACGACCGTTCTACAAATGCCGATGCGACTTCCATAGGACGAAACGCGCGCGAGCGCGTCCACTGGTAATGCCAGTGCTGATGAGTCCAAACAGGGAGACAACAACAATGACCACAACAACCAACCACACCACCGAAACGCTAGCGACACTTGCCGCCGCTATTACGTGGCACAGCGACAACGGGCACGGATGGCTACAGATCGACGGCCACCGAGCGCCCGCACTGATGCTGTTGGCCCGCGAGTGTTCGACCGGCTACGACTACGCACACGACGGGAGTATCTACCTCGAAGAAGATTGCTCAGTCGGGGTATTCGCTCGCACCATCAGCGCGCGCTACAACATCGACCCCGATAACGTGCGCGCGACGATCAGCGCGGCCGACGATATCTACACGAACGGAGATTCACCGGTACGCACCTACAGCCGCCTAGCCGCCGGCCGGATCGGGAAAAACTACTAACCAGATCGAAACGGGCTTAGCCCGTCGTCGCGTGATGCGCGGCCTGATGAGATCAGCGAACAGGGAGATACAGAAATGACCACACACGAAACCCGAACCGGCGCCGAAATGGTGCGCGACGTGTTCAACGAATACGTTGCAGCACTTGACGGAATCGACGTACTGACAAGCGCGCTTGACATGCTCGACGCACGCAACATGGAGCTAACCCTACGCAACGCGCGGACGGCTGCGCGCGCGTTCACCCAAGACCCAACCGAGCGCAAAAACGCGCTACGTGTCATCGACGACACCGAGCACGCCACCACCGAACCGGAGGACAGCGTAGCCATGGCCTATTTCGAGGACATACTCGAAGCCGTCATACACGGACAGCGCACCCTCGGCGGAGAATGGCGCGCCACCGAACTTGAATTCTTACTTGCCTACGGCGGCCCGACAGTACGCATGACCAACAACGGCAGCGCAGAATACGTACGCCTCACCGTCACATGGGCCGGCGACGAACACAGCGCGCGCGTGTACGCGCCAGCCACGGCAGCGTTCATGAGTGAGATGCTCGACGCCTACGCCGAGTAGCCCAGCGCGCCCAGCGCGCACGACCCCCGACCCCACCAGGCCGGAGCTCGTGCGGGCCGAGTGAGCCCGAGCAATTCGCAACGATGCGAGCAACGCAATAGCAAAACAGGGAGATGCGAGAAATGGCGATACACGAAACAACAGCGGCACCGACACCGGAAAACTGCGGTCCGCTCAACCAATGCGAGCGCTGCCGGAACCTAACCGCCGTCGAGGAACTGCGCGAGTCTGGCGACACGGTGGAACTCGACAACGGGCGCGCGATCCGGCTGACTATCGAACCGGATTACGACACCGAACTAAATGACTTCCCCGACTGCTACGGGCTGGTCGAATTCGCGCGGCGCAATCGCAATTACGGTGGATGGGTCCGGCCCGAGGGATTCGACGGCAACGCCGAGGTAATGAGTTGCGGGAATTCCGACCCGTACTGGTGGCAACCGCCAGCAGACGTAAAGCGCGGCACTGAGGGATTCGAGAAACTGCGTCGAACGGTGCGCGAGCTTGTGGAATTCGGATTCGTCGGGGTCGTTGTGGAATTGCGAGAAACGCTTAGCGATTCTCACGGCAACCCACACGTCGTCACGGTGGACACGAATTCGTTGTGGGGGATCGAATGGGGGGTCACGGGTGACTACCTCGCCGGCACGATTCGCGACCTGGTGGACGGCTGGATAGGCGAGTAACAAGAACGAAACGCCTACGGGCGTCCGCGGGTGATTCTCGCGCTGATGAGTTCAGAAAATAGGGAGAAATGAAATGCACACCGAGAAAGTTCAAGGATTCAAGGTACGGTGCCGGACCTGCCGGACCACACCGCAGGCCGAGAGCGCGGCACGCGGCGTCTTTCAGCACGCCGTAGTAATGCGAGAAACGCTCTACGCATGGGCTGACGGACCACACAACGGCCACGACGTTGTTGCCGAGCCCGCGACCATCGAGGTCATCGTTGGGGATGTGGCGTGATGACTTGGTACTACCGGATCAACGCGCCACACGACGAGCTCGAAGATGACGGCACCAGCCACGGGCTAGTTCCAATCAACGAAGCCACCGAATTTGTCGCCAATTCCTTGGCGTGCTTATGGCGCGAAAATGGCGACGAGAGCTACCTGCACGCCATCGCTGACGTCCTAAGCCCCGATCGGACACGGGACGGTTGGCGCGACGCCGCCAGTATCCCCGACCTGACGGCATGGAAAAAAAACGTGGATGGCAAGC